GATTGCCGACCGCCTGCGCGGCCGCGACTTCTCAGTGCCGCTGTACGGGCGCGTCTTCGACCAGATGCTCGACCAATCGGCGACGGGCGCGAACGTCGATGCGGTGACGCTGGCTCCGCATTTTGGCGAGGATCTCGAATGGCCGCGTGCTTTCGCTGTGCTGTCGGCAGCGTCGCTCAACGCCGGTCCGCGGGCGCGCACGAAAGCGTACTTCGAGCAACTCACGATGCTCTCCAGCCGGCGGCGGATGGTCGCAGGGCTGCAGGACGTCGTGCACTCGGCGCGTGACCTCAGCGTCACCCGGGAAGAGCTGCTCGCCAATGCAGACGAGGCTGTCGCCGAACTCGCTGAGCAGGTTGTCACCACCCAGGCACCGGTCGGCACTTACGCGCAGGCGGTGATCGACAGCTTCGGGCAGCCGATTGTCGGCGTTCGCTGCGGCATGATCGGCTCGCTTGACGACGCGATCGGCGTGTTGCGACCGGCGAACCTTGTCGTCGTCGGCGGCCGGCCTGGCATGGGTAAGACGAGCCTCGTCACCTCCTATTCGATCGGCGCCGCGTCGCGCGGTCATGGCGTCCTCATCTTCTCGCTGGAGATGAGCGCTGACGAACTCACCCGCCGCATGCTGGCGGACATGACCTTCACCGCAAAGGGAGGGGTGCCTTATGAAGACGTTCGCGATGGCACGGTGCGCGGGCATGACCTTGCTGCGGTGATCGACGCTAAGCAACGCTTCGACGCGCTGCCGCTCGAGATCAACGAGACGTCTGGCCTGACGCTGTCCAAGCTGATCCGCCAAGCGCGCACCCATAAGCGCCGGCTTGCTGCCAAGGGCGAGAAGCTCGAGCTTGTCGTCGTCGATTACCTCCAGCTGATGGCGCACAGCCGCAAGGGCATGTCGCCCTACGAGCATGCCAGCGAGGTCAGCATCGGCCTCAAGACCTTCGCCAAGGCGGAAGGCCTGACAGTGATGGCGGTAGCGCAGCTCAGCCGCGAGGTGGAGAAGCGTCCCGACAAGCGGCCGATGCCGTCGGACCTGCGCGACAGCGGCCAGATCGAGCAGGACGCCGACGTCATCCTCTTCGTCTACCGCGAGGAGGAATACCTCCGCCGTAGCGAGCCTGAGGATCAATTCGGTGGCAAATACGAGGCGTGGCGCACCGACATGGAAGCGGTGCGCAACAAGATCGAATTCCTCGTCTCAAAGCGTCGTAGCGGCCCCACGGGCAAGGCTGTCGGCTGGTTCTTCGGCGCCAACTCTGCCGTCCGCGGCAGCGAATTTTATCAGCAATCCAACCCTCAAGACGGCGGAGCAATTCGGTGACGCTACCTGATCCAATGACACCGCCCGACTGCGATCTGCGGGGCCTCGAGTATATGCCGCTGCTTGGCCAGCGCCTGTTCGGCAGCGACTTCAACGGCACCGCCAGCGACAGTGAGTGGCGCGCTGCGCTGACGCTCTGGTGGGCGGCGTGGACGCAATGCCCCGCCGGATCGCTGCCTGATGACGATGCTGCTTTGTGCCGGCTCGCCGACCTCGGCCGAGACGTGAAGACGTGGCTGAAGCTGAAGGACAAGGCGCTGCACGGTTTTGTGAGGTGCAGCGATGGCCGCCTCTATCACCCCACGCTTGCCGAGCAGGCGGTAATCGCTTGGGGCAAGCGCCAACAGGATCGCGTCGCGCGGACTGCCGATACGCAGCGCAAGGCAAAAGAGCGGGCTGCCCGATCCGAGCTGTTCAAGCAGCTGGAGGCGGTTGGCGTCACGCCGGACTGGAACACGAAGACCAAGGATCTACGCGACCTCGTCACGCAGTATTCCGCCGGACAGTCCGAGTCCGGTCACGCACCTGTCACGCCACCTGTCACACGGACAGTCACGGCTAAGACGGGACGGGACGGGACAGAAGAAGAAAGAAGAAGTTCCGTAGCTAACGCTACGGGCGCTTCGCCGCCGATTTTGGAAGATCCGAGCAAGGTCCTGTTCGACGCTGGCGTCGCCCTGTTGGTCAAGGCTGGGGTGTCGGAGCGGCAGGCGAGGGGGCTGATCGCCAAATGGCGGAAGTCGAAGGGCGAGCCTTGGGTGCGGGAGGCGCTGGTCAGTGCTGAGGGTAAGGCTGAGCCGGTGTCGTGGATCGAGGCTCGGCTGGCGTCGGCAAGCAACATCGAGGACGAGGCTCGGGCTGTCAGCCACGCAACGGCTGAGCGCTACCGGCGGATGGCGATCCCTGGGCCGCCGGTCACGGCTCGGCAGGCGGAGGCGATCGGTGGTTGAGAGATCACATTCGCCCGAAAATTGCGTGACGCGGCGGTCGCCGTGTTTAGTCTCGCGGCTTGTGTCGACGTTCACCGACGCGGTTGAGCGCGCGCAGGTTGCTCATGCCGCGCTGGCTCAGCAGCACCGCAGCGATAACGATCAGGTTGGTAGCGATGAATATGCTCAGCGCGATGTAGCAGGCCATCGGTCTTCTCCTCGGAAAGGTGTCGCATTCAGCACTTATCGTCGCGAGCGGCCGGTAGCCGGGAGCATGGGCCGTGGTGGTTACGCGGCGGACGCCTCGCTGTTGGGATGCCAACCGCTAAGCACTCGGTGCTGCCGCTCATCGTCAGCTTCGAAGAAGTGTTTGATGACGGTGCCTCGCTCGTCGGCTGTCAGTGGCAAGACGAACGAGCAGCCAAATCGAACGCCATCTTGGCGGACGATGTCGGCCTCGTGCTCACCAATGCCGGGCAGATCGACGCGAATTACGTCACCAACGTTCAGGCGCACAGCCGCCAGCATCAGGAACCCGCTGGTTGAGAGTTCCTCGATCAGCACCGAGGCGGACTGTGCCGTATCGTTGCTCACGGTTCCATCGACCGCCAGCTCGCTCCGGCGAGCCGCGCGGCGTTCGATCTGCAAGCCTGCGACTAGTTTCATTGGTCTTCTCCGGGGGTGCAGACGGGAATTACCGTCCCGTTCCTTTCGCTTCGGTAAAGCCGGCGATGTGCCGTCTGTGGGGCGGCGAAAATGACCAGCCGCCGTGACACTAAAAACCAAATGATATCGACAGGACGAGCGGAGATCAGGGCGATGGTGACGGTCGAGCAGCACGGCGCTAGCGGCAACCGGATCCGCTGGTGCATCCTACGAACCAGCGGCGGCCGCACCCTGCCGTTGGCAAAGTCGCTCGCAAGCGCGGGTTTCGACGTCTGGACGCCAGTGCAGACGCTTACCAAGCGTCGAGGCCGTGCCCGGGAGCGGATCGCTTACGATGCGCCGATCATGCCAACCTTCGTCTTTGCCCGCGCTGATCAATTGCCCAACCTGGCGCAGATCGCGTCGCAGCCATTCAGTTCTCATCCCGACTTTTCGATCTTCCGCCATCTCGGGCGGGTGCCGCTGATCTGCGATGGCGAAGTAGCTGAAGCTCGAAGAGTTGAGGAGCGCGGCCGTCGCGCAGCTCTGGTCGGCACGCGGAAGTCGTTTGTCGTTGGTCAGCCAGTGCGAGTTTCTGATGGACCTGGTGCCGGGCTTTCAGGTGAAGTCATCGCGAACGGTGACGGCAAGTTCGTGCTTGTTGCGTTCGGCACCATCAACATGAAAATCGGGGCTTGGCTACTGGGAACGGATGAAGTACAAACGACAGAATTAGCCGCCTGAGCGGCCTGCGACGATTGTAGTGGCTGGCCACCGTCGTCCCTCTTCACCGGAGCACGTGCTCCGGGCGAAAGTCCGAAGGCTGCAACTTGCCGGTCTAACTTTCCCATGCGATCAACCTTGCTCGGCAAGGTGTGGGAAGATGCTCGATGGCGATCAAGGCAGCGTTTGATCAGGTCTCTGCAGCCGATATTACCTCGGCATCTTCTCCGGTTTGCATGGATGACCAATGGTTTCCGAGCCACGATCTTCGTAGGAAGGGAGTGCTTCGAGGAGCACAGAGCACGAAGCGGGCTGTCGCGGAGTTCAAGCGCAGCCTCCTTTCTTCACAGACCATTTTGGTAAATCGTTCTTACCTCGTGAACAGCGATGCAATCCGCACGCTTCTTGTCACACCCGAAGATCGAGGCGGCCTCGAGCGCCTCTTCGCCCGGCACGATGTGATTGCCTTTCTCCTTGATGACACCAGCCCTGAGCTAGACGCCGCAAAGCGGCGGGGGACGGTTGATGCTGCACGGCTTGGCGCTTGGCATGAGGTGCTGGATACGACGCGCATCGCGTGCGCTCGGCTTTCGTGGCAGGATGAAGACACCAATCGCGAACTAATCCGCGAGCGCATCACGGCTAGGTTCGCGGCTCGGCTTGTGAGCTTCGCTGCGACTGGTGCGCCTGTACTTGAGCGGCTTTCGGGCGGCGCTCCCCTCGAAGCTTGTCGTGAGTACCTGACCTCTACGTTTGCAGCGGAACTTAGCCGTCAGCTAGATGAGTGCGGTGAGATCAGCAGGTCGGGTCTCTACCGAAAGCTGGTCATGGCTGAAGGCCGGGATCTTGGTGACTCTGTCGTCGATCACCGGAAGCCATTCGCATGCGACATTAAGGAGGCAATCGACCTCATTTACAACACGACGTTGACCGACGCGACTGGGGTCCAGCCTCTTACCCCGGCGGGTTCACCGTCCCGGGATTACCTGTCGGAAGATGGCGACATCGGCGCGCAGATCAGCGCCGGGGACGCGGCCGCGCTTGTCGGGGCTTTAGCGAAGCTCTTGGGCACGCAGGCGACCATCGATCGATACGCGCGGTTGTTGGACGCGCTGAGCCTTGAGACTATTCGGCAAATTCGTAGCACTGAGGTCTGGCAGGACCACATCGCTGCGGCCACTCGACTGGCTCGGCTTCCGATAGGTCAGAATGGAGGATCATTGCTGGTTGAGGAGATCTCGGACGCTGTGGCCCTCGCACGCGATCGATCGGAAACCCTTGGTCAGCTAATTATAAGCCGGTACTTGAAGGATTGGCCGAAAAGTTCGGGGCTTGCCGCTCGCGGATATCGGTTCGGCGTAAACGCCATTTACGGTGGCATTGCTGCCGGCGCTATCGGGGCAGTTGGTAGCTTTTCCGCCTCCGCAGGGATGGATTTGGCGACGATCGGTGAGATTGCGGGCGTTGGAGCACTAGCCAGTCAGGCGTTAGATGATCTGAAGGGCTTCGGGCTTGGGAAGGTCCGCCAGCAGATCGATATGCGCATCGGACTAGGCTCATCGCTGGTCGATGCCTGCCTTCCCCGATTGGAACTGGGCGATCCTAGCGAGACAATCGACCACGTAGTCGCTCTGCTTGAGCGCCAGAGTCCAGCGCTTGCCGGCATCGTAAATGCAGCGGGTGCCGAAGCAGCCGTTGTCGGTCACCAGTCGAGCCTTTCGGTGCCGCAATATGGATGATCCCGCCGAGGCATATCGTTCGCTTTTTGATGAAGCTCCGGGCCTCTTCTCCGACCGAGCACCGGGGGGGTATCGAATCCTTGAGCCCGACGGACGATCATCAATCGTGGCGTATGAAGACGCCTTCGTCGTCCTGCTGCGAGACCGGGTAATCGCGCCATCTGGCGCGACGGGAAACTACATCAGGTTGCTGACTAAGCCGGTTTCGGGCCGCGGCGTCGTCATACTGCCGCTGTTAGGGGATAAGGTTGTCATCCTCCGGCAGTATCGGCACGCCACCGGTCAGCTACACGTCGAGCTGCCCCGCGGCTTCGGAGAAGGAGGCGAAGACAGCTGCTCGTCGGCATTTCGCGAGCTCGCTGAAGAGACTGAGCTGGTGCCGGATGAACTGATCCCCCTGGGTTCGATGCATCCAGATAGCGGTATCCTGGCTTCAACGGTCGACCTGTTCCTGGCGCGCTGCCCGTCCGGTCAAGTGGTCGTCGCAGAGCATGGTGTTGGCTTCGAACTGATATCGCCTGCTGAGCTTCAAGATCGGATCTCGAGCGGTGAGATCACCGACAGCTTTACGCATTCAGCCTTTTTACGAGCTCGCCTGAAGGGGTTAGTCTAAGGGGCTCCGCGGCTAGATGTAGTCGATATGCTCGTCGTCGACGTGATGCTGCAATTCTTCAGCGGGGGGCTCTTCAACCGTCAGCTGCTCAATCGGGATTTCCTTGGCCCGCAAGCCAAGGAGCTTACGAATGGCCACGCGCTCACTGATCAAGTGCTCGTGCAGCTCGATCGCCATCGCCAGCGCCTCATGTCGGTATGAAGACCAATGCTCGATGCGCTGACCGCTGTCAGGTGATCGGATGAAGGCTCGATACCGCTCACCCATCTCGATGCAGGCGGCTTTGAGGCGCATGCCCTCGACTGCCTGGTCACCACCCGTCGCAATAGCAGGCGCGAAGACGTCCCGGTGTTTGAAGAGGGCGTAGTCAACGAGAAGGCGGGTTAGCTCCATGCGCTTCGCTATGAGCTCGCTCGTCAGGGACGCCGTTGAGGCTTCCCGATTTATCTGCCGGATGCCCCAAGACACGATCGGCAGGACGGCGGTTTGATGAGCGTCGAGCTTCGCCGCCAAGTCGCGTTTGTTCATACCTGCTGACACGATGATCCCCCTGACGCCCATACCCGCAGTACGGGATTGGGTCAGCATAACGAACCGTTTTGATGGTTAATGGGCGATCAGGCTGAGGTGCTCACCAGCGCCATAAAGACTAATGGATGAAGCGCTCAGAGGGCGAACAGAGCGAAGGCAATGGCCGCGACAACGGCCAGTCCGCCGACGAACAGGATCATGCCAGAGCGCGCATCTTTTCCGACCCCGCTGATATCCTCGTTTTCGTCCGCCATTGCTCGTCCCTTCAACCTGCGGAAGTTGAACGCACCAGGTGTCGGACTGTGCCGCTCCGCCCGCCACTTCGTGCTTTCGAGTAGCTCACCGATCGCAGCTAACCCCGTAACCGGATGGGATTGCAGGGGCGCGCCGATGCAGGCCGGACCGATCTGGTCAGAAGAAGGTCCGGACCGACGGGTCCTTCCGGGGCATTCGAGCAGTACGGGGGGCAAAGGCGCAGAAGATCGCTAGGCACGAAACCCCCGATGGTGCCGCCGCCTCGACATAGTTTTCGGCCGTTTTTGGCGGCCTTCGTGATTGTGGAGGCGGCACTTTGTCGATTGATGCCGTCACCCTCACCCGCGCCGACGTCGCATGGCTCGTTGGCATGTCGGACAGCTGGGTTCGCGATCGGATGCAGGCTGGCGACCTGCCGCGACCGGGCTCGACAGCTGAAGAATACGTCGAGGCATTTGTCGCCTACCGCGTTCGCAAATACGAAATCGCTGACGAAGACGGCACGCTGAACAAAGAGCAGGAGCAGGCCCGGCTCGCGAAGGAGCAGGCCGACGCCAAGGCCATGGATAACGCGGAGCGCCGGCGGGAATTGGCGTCGCTGCCCGACATGGTGGCCGCCGGTGCTGGCGTGATCGTCATGATCGTTGCTCAGCTGCAGCAAGTTGGCGCTCGAGTCGCCCATAACGACACGAAGCTTCGCGCTCGCATCGACGCCGAGATCAACAACGTCCTCACCGACTTGAGCATGACGCGGATTGAGGAGGCGAGGGGCGGGGGCTTTCGACCAGATATATCCACCGGGGTTCAAGCTAACGCTCGACCGAGGGTAGACCTCGCTGCGCCAGGTGTTCGCCAGCCGCGTGCCGAGGCCGGCGCTGGTGACCTGTGCGCGAAGCTCCTGCTTGGCGATCGGCGTCGTCTCGCGCATCGCGGCGCTGGCCAGCTTGGCGATATCGCCTTCGATGCCGTCCAGTTGCAGCCGCAGATCGCCGAAGCCGACGTCAACGCGCATCGGGCTCCGCGCCGACGGTCCACGTCAGCCCTTCGACGTCGAGCCGCCCGTCGCCTTGGATGGAGTAGACGCCGTCGCCGATCATCAGCCGCGCGCCGTGCGCCGGCCGGTCGACCTCCGATTTGCGGATCTCGAACAGGTTGGTCGCCTGGATAATTTGGGAGTCGCCGAATTGAACATCGGCATCCGGCTGGCTTCGGACTACGCGGATTTCGCGGGGGAAGCCATGCTCGGGGATATAGACCGCCGCCGCGGAGCCGGGCGCGTAGAAGAGCGCGTCCAGCGCCGCGGCGAACGGGTCCATGGGTTAGACGACCTGCCCGGTCAGCAGCACGCGCCCGACGGCGTCGGCCGAAGCCTGCGCCTGGGTTGCAACGCCGATGAGGGTGTTGCTGCCGGCGGTCGCCGTGACCCGGAAGTTCGTGTTGTCCCAATAGACCTTCTGGCCCTGGGTCCAGGCTTCGCCGGTCGTCTTGGCGAGATCGAAGACCTCGACGCGGCGGGCCTCCACCGGCTGACCGGCAGCGGCATCGGCGAGCGCGACGGCGAAGATCGCGCCGACCAGAATGCCCGCGCCGGACGCCACGGTCCGGGGGGCGACGAGGGTGAGGGTCTTGCCCTCCTGAACGTAGCCACGTGCCATATCGGCTTACTCCTTGTCGGCCGCGGCCTTGCGGCGCGACGGCTTGGCTTCGGCGTCCGCCGCCTGCGGGGCGACCTCGACCTGATGCGGGTTTTCGGGGGCGGTGGTGTCGGCGTTGCCGCCCGGCGCGCTGATCGTTTCGGCCGGCAGCTCCTTCGCCTGCTTGGCGGAGAAGTCGTCGGTCACGTCGGTCGCAACGCCATCATCGACCAGCTTGTCGGCTTCGGCGTCCTCGACATGCAGCACGCCTTCGTGCGGGTGCCGGAGGCTGCCGCCGACATACGCGGCGGTCAGCAAGGTGACGAATTTCATCGGGGTATCTCCCATAGGGGAGGGACGGCACGCGCCGCCCCTCCTTAGGTCACGGGGTCAGGTGCCGATCAGGCGCCCGGCTGCTTGTAGGCGGAGCGCCAGTTCACGGCGCCGACGCCGTAATCGTGGCGGACCTTCCACTCGACGCCATCGACGCGCCAGCCGTCCTGGCTGTCGGTGAACGGTTCGGTGACGCCGTTGAGGAAGACCACCTCGATCGCCGGCGCGACGTTCGGATCGGCGAAGGCGTAATACGCCGTACCGGCGAGGCGCTTGCTGGCGACGATATCGGCGAAGAGGCCCTTCACGATGTTCGGCTTCTGGAGCTTGGACACCGCGTCGGGATCATATTCCGACTGGTTGATGGTGATCGCCGCGCCGCGAAGACCGCGCGGGACAAGCAGGGTGTTCGGCGAGATCTCGAGGAATTCGTTGCCCGACAGGTCCTTCTGCGATGCCATGGCGACGTCGATCGCGTCGAACGCAACCATCGAGGGCACCATGCCCGTCCGGCCGGACGAGAAGTTGACGTTCGAGAGGTCGCCGGTGAGCGCCTCGTAAGGAACGCCGAGGCCGGCTGCGACCGCGCGCAAAGAGACCTTCGTGTAATCGGCGTAACCCTCGGTCGCGGGCGGGTTGGAGAAGGTCACTTCCTCGCCGGGCCTAGCGTACTGGAACGTGCCGGGTTCGATGTAGTCGAGCGGCTCGCGATCGGCCGCGACCTCACCATCTTCGG